CGGCGCAATGAAGGCTTCGGTCACGCAATCGGGAGCAGCAAACCGGATAGAAGAAATCACGCAAACCGAAGCAATAATTGGAACGTCGCTTTTTTACGCTCCCTATCAACAGTACGGAACCGACGGACCAAGGCCGATTCCTGCACGACCGTTCCTATGGCTGGAGGGTGATTATGTCGACCAACTACATGAAAGATTCGCGGACGAAGTCGCAACAAGATTACTTGGAATCGGAACCTGAACCAACTGAGATGCCTCGCCCTACGTCTGCCCGAGCTGGTAGCCTGGAAAAGGTAGATGTCTTGATTTTGCGACGGATCAACAAACAACAACTTTGGCACCCTGACGACAACACACTGGTGGAAAAACGATGCTCGGATCGAGAATAAAAATACTTGGAGATGCGATCGTCGCGGTCCTAAATGCCGACGCTGACCTGACGGCGCGGGCGTTCACGCTTCGCAAGAAACCCTACAACCGGGGCCGAACCTGGGATCCTGGTGGGCGGGTGTCCCCACTAGGGACCGAGGAACTCACGAACGAGAATTCCCAGGACACGCGAGCGTATCGGTTCCTGATTTCGGTCTCGGACCCTGCGGACGGGGATCTTGTCACAGGAATGGAATCGCACCTTGGAGCGATCGAACGGATCGAGAATATTTTTGAGAACAAGTCGCACGCAAACATGCCAGTCTCAATCCGTACCACGGCTCAGGCTGCGCTTGATACTGCGACGGCTGCGGGGAAGTTTCCTTCAACCAAAATTCAGTCGATCGGAGTCAAGTTCGCTCCGGTGTTCATTGATCCGGCATTCGAGGCCGGCTACGATGTAAGTTCCTGTATTGTCACGATCGAATGCACCATGAACCGTTTGGATTCTAAATTGCTATGACCAATGAAAACGTTGAGAAAACAGAACCGATCTTGGAAACGTTTCCAAAACCTGAGCCTGTCATCGAGGTATCGGGGACGATCGAAACAGGTCTTGCTCCCGCTGAACAGACAGAAACCAAGGCCACAATCGATGGAGTGTGGATCGTCTACGGGCGGCTTGCCGTCTGCGATACCGAACAGGAAGCAATCAAGCTTTTCGAGGCTTGCTTCCAGGTCCAAAGTTCGGCAGTCCCGAGCGATCGATTCCCGGCACCTGGGGAGAAGGTTCTGCACCTGCGCGACAGCATCCCGGTTTACGGTCGTCCTGAGTGAGCAGACCGGGGATAGAATTCAGGAAATTCTAAACCTCTTTGGGAAACCAAAATGTCGCAAGCAACTGCAAGCCGTCTGATCGTTCACGATAACCTTACCTGGGGCAGCGGGATCGGAGTAGCGTTCAACGAATGCTCCCTGGTCGGTCAGCGAACGAACCTCATGCACCAAGGCCACCGAGGAACACGGCAGCGAGCTAGTTGTCGATCTCGGACGGTGACGGACAAATGCGGGGGAAATATCTCCGGGAACTTCGGCGTGCAGGAAATCGACTGGTTTCTGACTCGGGCGATCGGTCACGTTGGAGCATCGCCTTACATTCCTGCTGAGACGATCCTTCCGTGGAATGCCTTGCTTGACAAGGTGGCTGGAATTTTTATCTACAACAAGCTGCGCATCACTTCGCTTGAAATCTCAGGCCAGGAATCGCAGTATCTCAACTGGAACGTGGCCTGTGTCGGAGAGCTCGAAGAAGTCTTTGGATCAACGTACCCAACGACACCGGTCCCTGAGTGCGGGACTGCATTCACCTTTGCCGACTGCACGCTGACCTACGGTGGAACGGCTTACAAAATGCAGTCGTTCCGGCTGCTGATCGACAACATGCTCGATCCGAACCAATACGAAAACTCGCTGACTCCAACACGTTTTGAGTCGCAAGATTTTGGCGTTCAGCTTTCGGTTCAGACAGCGTACCGTTCTGATACGAGTGCGCTCTACGATGCGGCTTTGGCCGGTGCTGAGGCATCGTTAGCAGTGACCGATGGTACGACTACCTATTCGTTCAACTTCGGGAATCTCAAGTACATGGCCGGTGGGCCGACCGTTCCGGGCCGAGGCCGGATCAATCAACCGCTGACGTTCGAGGCTGCTCGAAAAACAAACACCGGTACCGCGACCGGTGACAACCAATTGCATATCGTTAAGTCATAGCGTGCTGAATTTCAGCGGGTATACTCAGGGGGCTTTCAGTCCCCTTTTTTTATTGAGGTTGCTATGGGTTCACCTTTCGTTCGTGCTGGCGTTGCGTTTCCTGCATTCATAAAGGCTCAAGAGGGCCTGCACCCACAGATATTCTTTCGTTTCCGACGAGCTGATGCGGTCTCAATCGAGAGGCAACACAAGGCATTCAAGAAGGAAACCGACATCGAAAAGCTGGTCGAGTCGATGCAGGCTTTCGTCTCGCAGTATCTGCAAGAGTGGGAGTATTCCGAACCGGTCAACGTCGAGAATATCAAAGCGTTGATGCACCCAATTTTGCTCAAGACCTACTTCATCATCATCCAGCAAGAGCCTTCCGATCCGATTCCACCGGAGTATCTGGCGACCGGCGAGACTGGGACCGCCGAGGGCGAGCAAAAAAAATAACGTCGGCATTTTTGCTCAGGCTTACGAATCCTGCACTAGCAGCGAGGTCTTGCGAAATATGCCGAGAGATTATGTTCAATGAGGAAACCGGCCAACCGATCAAGGCCAGGGACGGCAAAGGGTATGCGAAGCGGCTGCACAAAACACCTTGCGAAGCTTCCATCGGGTGCGCAAAGGGCCACTACAATGACAAGCCGGACCTGAACGCGACTCAAGAGGCGGTGATCACTTTGTACCTTGCATCGCGATCGACTGGCGGGGCGATGTTGAACGAAGCAGAACGGGCCGATTGGTGGCTTGCTGAGACGTTCGGACAGCTTCGGGAAATCGAACAGCGAGTGGATCGATCGACGATGGAAACCATGATCTTAGGAGCAATCACACGTGGCTGAAAATGCAGAACGTGGGGTGATCTTCAACCTGAAAGCCAACGTTGACGCGCAAGCGAAAACAAACGTTGATGCTTTTTTTGAGTCGATCATCGGTGGACAAGCTAAGGTCAACTCTGCGGTTGATTCTGTTGCGGTAACAACACAATCCCAAGTCAAAGCGACCATCGAAAAGATGGCGAACGAATTAGGGCAGGCGCAGGAAAGGGTTGTTGCTGACGCTTCTGCAATCGCGCAGAAAACGGCTGAATCGAATCGAACCATTCAAACCGAATCTGCTGCTAGCGCAGAGCAATTTGCTTCTAAGGCCAAAATTGCCAATGCTTCGGTAGCTGAAAGCCAAGAGAAAACCGCCAAGGAAATAGTTGAATCGTGGACAAATTCCTACACCGCTTCGTCTGTCGCGGCTGAAAAGGCCGCAGAGGAATCGGTCGATACGGTCAAGGAATCTGCAAAGTCGATCGCAGAACGAATTCGAGAGCTTGAGGGTGAAAAAACCCAAATTCGAAAGATATCCGCTGATGCTGAACGAGCGGACTACATTCACGCTCAACTAGCCTTAGTCGATATCACTCGTCGAAGGATCGAAGCGGAAGATGCTTTGATCGAGGCTCAAGATCGCGAGGAAAGCAAACGCAAAATACGACCGTTGAACGACAATGTTATTCGCCTGCGATTAGACGAACTTGAGGTCGAAAAGGAAATCGCAAAAAAGAAAAAGATTTTCTTGGAGGCGGAGAAAAAAGAAAAAGCGGCTCTCGTTGAGCAGGAGCTTAAAGGTCTAAAGTCGATCGCTGCCGAGCAGGAAAAAGTGGCCTCCATCGCAGCAAGTCGAAACGAACAGATCGGAAGGTCGGTCGGTCGCGTGGTCTCGGCATTCTCCGAAGGGTCCGAAGCACTGATGCGGTTTGCCAACGGGTTCAAGTACCTGGGTTTGGTTGGCGAAACAGACCTGAAAAAACTGACTGATGCACTTTTAACTATCCAGGGGACTACTCAGGTTTTTACCGGGGCGATCCGTTTGGTGCGTCAAGCTGCAGAAGGATACGACGCATATCGAAAGGTGGTACTGCTTACTGCCGAGGCTCACACGGCACTTGCGGCTGCAAAGACTGTCGAAGCTGCTGCTGGTAGTTTCTCCGGCCGAGCGACGGCTGGGGCAGTAGGTGGTGCGGCTGGGAGTGCTGCCGGTGCTGTTGCTGGCGGTGCTGCTGGATCAACGCTGGGGTATCTTGCGACTGCTGGAGCAGGGGCGGGTGTAGGGGTTGGTATTGGCCTTGGTGCGATCGGAATCGAAACCGGTGGTATGGCTGGGCTAGCTGTTCTAGGTACTGCTGGTGCTGCGATAGCCGGTCTTGCCGTTGACCTTTATGCCTTCAAGGAATTGATTCAGGAATGGCAGACCTTTGACTTCGGGCAAGGGGCGAAAAAGGGCGGGTTCGTAGAGACGATGGGAACGAGCTCGTTCAACCCGTTTTTCCAGATCATGAGGAACACTACGGCTGGCGATAACTTCGTGACCCGAGGGACCGGTCTGCGGGATGATATGGGCGACACCCGGGAGGCTTACATTCAAAAGGATGCCCTAGCCAAAAGGCTGACCGAAGCCGAGAAAATGCGAGAAGCGGTCTTGAAGCGAAACGCCGAGGACGAAAAGCGAATCGCTGAACTGAATCGAGAGCAGACTGCATCAGCACAAACCAAGGCACAAGCCGAGCGTGATGCGTTGTCGAGCAAGCTGGCCGGGATGTCTTTGGAAGATCGAAGAAAAGAGATTGTCAATCAAATTGCAGAAACGCAAAAAAAGACAGCGATTACAGCAGAAGAAAGAGCAAAACTTACCGACGAAAGGGAAAAAAGCACAGCTTTGCTTGTCGATCAGCGAGCCAAGCAAGTCATACAATTAGCAAATCAAAGACTCGCTGTAGAGAAAGAGATTACAACTGAGCAAACGAGGGCTGCTCAAGAAACGCTGAAAACTGCCAAGGAAGAGTTGGCAACGAAAGAGAAGCAAATCAAAGTCGCTCAGGATGCGGCGACGTCGGCTGCAGAACGCTTCGGGCTTTTAGATGTTGTCGAGCAAGGAAACTTGCTAGAAATGAAGAAACAATTTACTGGCAATGCGCAAGGGATGGACGTCGACCAACTGCGAAAGCTTCTCGGCTTCTCGGGGGCGCTGGACGAACAGATCGCTTCGGAGGCTAGGCGACGGGCTCAGGCTGCTGGATTCGGAGCATTCCAAACCGAGGACTTGAAACGAATCCAGAGCTTGGAAGCTGAACGAGCTCAGATTGAGGTCAAAGTCAAGGCTCAGGCCCAAGTAATCGCAAAGCTGGAAGTCGATTCGGCTGCTGTTGCCAAGGAAATCAACAAGCAGATCGATGCACAGTTCGGTATCATAATCAAGGAAATGGCATCGCAGATCGGAACGCAAACGTTGAAGGTCAAGGAACTAGAGGACGCAATGCGTAATCGATTCAACAAGGTGGCTCCATGATTTTACGAGTCGGGAATTTGAAACGTCCGAACAACGAAGCCGTGGTAGTTCCATCGTACCAGCCAGTTTATGATTTCACGCGCAGAGTAACCTCAATGCGTATTCGGTGGGATATCTCTGGTCGCGTAGTCAATTTTCCAACCGCCTCGCAAATGCTGACATCGGCAGAAGTGATTGCACTGTCGAATGCGTTTACAACTGAAAATCCTTATTTGGCCTTGCTTGGCGATGACGGTACAACGCCGACACCGTTTGTTCTCGACCCGTCGCGATGCTTGCAAGGACCATATTTGATCGATATGTCGTTTCCCGCATCGGAACAAGAGGTCTATGTGACCGGTCTTTCCTATCGCGCGGTGTTCGAAGCTGTCCAGTATGTAGGAGTCGGATCAGACTTACTTGAGTTTGAAGAAACGCTGTCCGAGGATCCTGGCGGAGCAACCTACGTTTATGTAGGCGGTGCTGTCAATTTCGCTGAGCGTCAGCTTGCAACGCAACAAAAGACGTACAAGTACACTCAAAGCGGTTCTGCCTTGGGCTTGCTGGCGTATCCATTGCGTCCGCCACCAATCTGGCCTTTCGCTTTGATGCAATCGCCAAGGAATGAGCTTTCCTCACCGCAATTTAAGGGTACGATCGACACTCACTTTCGAACCGTTTGGGAGTACAATTTCGAGTGGCATACAAAATTGATCGGTGTTCCGCATAGAAGTCCACTAGGATAAATCATGGCAACAAAATATTGGGTCGGTCGAGCAGCTTCGGTCGCACAAATAACGAAGGTTGTTTTTTCTTCGATCGTTGCGACAAACACGTATTCGGTGACGATCAACGGAAAGTCAGTCAGCGTTACAGCGACAGGAACCTCGCTTGGGGATCTGATCGATGCACTGGTCAACGCCTGGAACAGTTCCGCAGAACCGGAACACCGCGAGATGGTCGCGGCTCGGCGCGAGGATCCAACGCTTTCTGGATTGCAACTGACTGCAACTACGGTCGGAGTACCCTGCACAGTCACAGCATCGGCGACGACCGGAACAGCGACCGTGACCGAGCCAACCACAGCGAGCGGTCCGAACTTTTGGAACGTGGCAGGCAATTGGCTCGGAGGTAGTCTTCCGGCTGCTGCCGATGATATCGTGGTTCGTGATTCGTCGGTGTCGATCCTCTACGGGCTGACTGACACGAACAACTACGCAAGCCTGAAAATTGAATCGACGTTCACCGGTACCGTGGGCCTTCCGGACACAAACACTAGCGGCTATCCGGAGTATCGAACTACACGGCTGACGCTGGGGACTGGCTCGGCATTGACTGTCCTGCTTGGCGAGGGCTACGGTAATTTTTCGAGTCGTATTCGACTAGATGTACAGAGTTCCAATGTTACTTTTTCTGTCTTGGCAGCAGGGACACAAGGTGGCGTTCAGTATCCGTTTGATCTGAGGAACCTGGGAACCGGATCGACGGTCCGGGTTTATGCTGGTGGTCTTGTGATTGGCAATTCTAGCGCGGTTACGATCGCAACGCTCGACATCATTCAGCGAGACACGCTGCAAATCCCTCCATCGGTTTTAGTTCAAGCAGAGGTCACGGTCACGGCTTTGACGATTTACGGCGGGACTCTAATACAAGAAGGTCCGGCCACTACGTTAATAGCACGAGAACAGGCCAGGGTGACAGTGGCAAAGGCTGCTGCGATCGCAACCGTGAAAGTATCCTCGCAAGCTAGGATCGATTGGGATTCTTCTGGTGGGATCACCACAAAGCTGCACGTTGAGCAAAACGGAACGATCGACTTCGGTCGCGTAGGAACTACTAAAACAGTCGCAGCTTGCGATCTTTATGCAGGCGGTGTGTTGCTCGATCGGCTTGATAAGGTCACGTTTACCGCAGGCGTAGCGCTACAGGCGTGCCGTCTGGCCGATGTGGATCTCGATCTTGGTGTCGGGGTGACAATCAATGGCTAACGCGCCACAGGGCAAGTTTAGGTATGCGGGGATTTGGGCCGATGGAGATTTCTCCGTTTCGCGGACGGGTTCGACACAACCCGATTTGATTCGCGCTCAATTCGTGCTCGCTGCGAACTTGCCTCAGTATGGCGACATTGAGGTTTGGTATGGTGATAATTTCATCCGAATCCCAAACTGCCGACTGCTGCAACAAACGATCCAGGGTGGTTCAGGTGGAAGATTTCGAGACGTTGACTTTTTAGACACCCGATGGATTTGGTCCTACACCTACGGGTTTGGAAACACGAATGTTCAAAAGCGCATGTTCGGTTCCTGGTACAATCTTTTCCATAAAGAGCGTGCTGAAATTGTTAGAGAGTTTTTTCAGTTGCTTGGGTATGCTCCGCTAGTTTTTCCTGCTGATGCCTTTTTCGAGATGGACCCTCAGTTGTATGGCGTCTTGGCTGACTCAGATTCTTACCATGCTGCAAACCATTTTGATGGCCGTCCATTGCCAGAGTGCATCGAAGAAGTACTACAGCCTTTCGGCGTGCAAGTCCATTTAGGATGGGATAATCAAGTACGGCTTTACGGGAACGGGTACGGCAGAGATATACCGCAAGATCAACGAGTAATGGACTACACGATATCGAGCACCCCTCCAATCATTCCAGAGGTTCTTGCCTATGAGTTTGCGAACGTAAACTTTGAAAACGACTTCAAGCTCGAAGCTGTTGGCTACCTTTGGGACGAGACAACGAATTCTCCGACAAAGAAATTGGTTCCTCTATCAGCTTTGAATTACGGGCCGCGAGATCCGGTCACAAACGAAATCGACTGGTCGCTAGCTGACCCTCCATCGTTCAACAACATCAAGAATAAGAAGCTGAAAGATTTGTGTCGGAAGACCATTTTCAAGCTATATCGCATTGATGCTTCTGTACGAACCGAGTTGGTCACGCCATCGTTTCCTAGCATTCCTCCAAAAGCAAACATTCAATTTGACGCAACTGATTTTGTGTTTTTCGACCCAATTCGTATCAACGTTCCTGCTCAGACCGCACCTGTAGCATGGAAGCAATGGGGTGCCGGTCGAGAATTCAATCGATTGCTTTTTGATAACGAAGCAGACGACGACCTAAAAATCTATGGATGGTTTGCAGATATTACGCTTCACCAGAAAAACAACTACACTCCGGCTGCTGACGAGAAAATACCAGTCGGAGAGTTTCATCGATTCCCGGATGCCGAGATGCGAACAGATCCGTTTGTTGATCGGTGCTATAACGGGCGAATAAATTTCGATCCTGAAACGATGACAGTTGAACTAGATGATCAATTGGTTTTGATTAACAGGAATGCCGGGGCTGTGCAGGCGCGAACCTACAGACCTGCAGAGTTGATTTTGCGAGCTAGGCACAAGCTACGAAGGAACAAAGATTTTGAAATCATTCGGTACGTTGCTCCGGTACCGATCAACAGTCCATACGCTGCGCGAGGTATCGTGGAAAAAATACGGATCGATGATCCTGTGCACATCGATCGGTTTCATCCACAATCTTTTGATCGCTTGGTCAACCAACTTTCGGTACTGACGCAGCAGTACATGGCCTCGAAACGAATGATCGAATCGGCAACGGTTCCCATGAAGGGCTTTGCGTTCGACATTGCAACAGACGGAAAGATTTCTACGGTGACGTTTCAAAGGTCCGGGGGGCAATGCACGACCTCGGTACAATGGCAAAATGAAAATCCAACCTTCCAACCCACCTACAAAGAGTTGGTCACAGCAGTCCTTCGACGTTCACAAATGCAGCAGATGAGCGTTGCGACAGCAAAACAAAACTTTCGCTTGAATTGGTTCACAAACACTAAGTGAAAAAATGTTCCTCGATCAGCAAGTCAAGTGGTCGTTCAGAAACGAAACCGGTCATGAAATCCCCCCCTACGGTTGCATGGTCATCACCGGCGCGACGGTCGTTGAGAACGAGATTGTTTTCTCGATCCGAAGACCAACTGCGACCGACGAGCTGGATCAGCAACCAGCGAGTGTTTTGTTCAACGGCATCCAACCAGTGCCTAACGATACTTTCGGCGTGGGTACGCGAGACTTGCCAGCACAGGCGTTAATCGAGCAACCCTCGACGGATCACCCAAGCGGATTGCAAGTCGGGCTCAAGGCCAATTCCTTTGCGCTAGCAACGACCGGGAACTGCTTTAAGATTCTGGCCAAGGACTTAACGGACCCGCATATCCAGTCCGGTCATGGGGTGTACTTCATCGAAGAAGCCTTCGGGCGGTCGGATTTCTACATTGGAAAGTGCGCTCTTGGAATACTCGGTCGGGTCAACACTCAGATGTACCGAGCAACGGTCACGATCTACGAAGAGAACTCATCGGGAGTGTTGATAGCGAAGACCGGCGATAACTCGACAATCGAACCGTACAACATTTCATCCGAGGCTGTCCTTGTGAACGCTTGGGTCAAAGCCTGGCGCACTGGGAACAGATACTATTGCCAGGGGCTATGTCAATGAGTTGCAATAACGAATGCGCTTTGTGCTGCTGCTGTGGTCCTGGACAGCTTGTCGAGCTTCCGGACTATTATTGCCGGTTCAATTCAGTATTGCCGGTCGAAGGTCTCAACTACAACTGCACCGACACGACTCGTCAATTCTTAAACTGGGAGCTAACTAAGCAAAAGGTTGATGGGACAACCTCAACGTTTTTTTCCTTGCTAGCCGACAACTACTATGCCTATGAAGCGGTCACGGAATTCAAGCGAGATGAAGACGTTTCATGTTTCATAAGCTACGGAACGTTTTTGAATCCGTACTACCAATACGGGTACTTTTGTTTTACTGGTGGGTCTGGTGAGTTCGAGTCGACAGGCTGGAAAGAAATTGAACGTCTGCAATATAGATGCCGAGACTTCACTACCATCGGTGGGCCATACGTTTGTCGCAGATCGCAGACATGGGCGAGGATCAGTTACGACACTTCATTACCGAAGATAAAAATCACTAGATGCAAAGTGCCTAACGACGCATGTAAGGCTGAAATAGCTCTTGATGAAGAGTTAGGAACCGGCCAATGCGGATATTTAGTTGTGGCTACGATTGATATTTGCTACAAGATCGAAACGCAATCATACTTTTCCACCGGGCAGCCGAACGATCCTTGTAGCGAATTGCCAGCGTTTTATGATACTCCGACTGGAACGATTACTACGGTGGCTGAGGGTACGGTATGTGTCACTCGATCGAAGGTTTTCAAAAGCCTGAAAAATGACCCTTTGAGCCCCAATAGAATTTACTTTGAGCTTGAAGACACAGACAGCGCCATCGATTGTTGCAAAGACTGGCCGAGTCCATTCCTTCGTTTGACGCTACCGCTCGGGAAACCAGTAGACTGGAACGATGATAACTTTCGATGCTCATGCGAACCGAAAACATCTTTCGAGATCCAAGGCGATGAGTGTCCGGACCTTTCAGGGTTCGTTTGCTCGGACGATTACATCTGCGAGCGCGACGGATGGATTCTTCTGACGCCAGCGGGAAAGCTTTGGAGGTTCTGGTGGTCTTGATAAAAATCGGCGGGACTCCATCGGTTCCGAAAGCAAACACACTGCCGTTGTGGTCCGAGCTTCACTTGCAGGAACTTTACGACGAATCGTGGTTCTCCAAGTGGAGGGCCAGGGTGCCTCAAGTTGGCTGCGGATGCCAAGTATCGTTCGACGAAATCTTGGAAACGTTTCCAGCGGTCTTCGGGGATCCTGTCGCGCAGTTTGAGCGTGGGATCGTGTGGCACAACGAGGTCAACCAGAAGCCAAGCCTTGCAAAGCCTGTGATTTCCTTGGAAGATGCCCTGACCCTTTGGAGGCACAAACGACCAGCTACCGGCAAGACTCGATGCGTTCTGACCGTGGCGACCGGTCGGAAGTTCCGCGAGCTGCTTGCGGTCACAAGGCCAAACCTCAAAGCCTATGCAGAAAAATGCAACGCTGACTTTATTGAGTTGACCAACGAAACCGAGTTGTGGTGGGGCTTTGAGAAATGCCGAGCGAAGCACTTTGTTGAGCAATACGACGAGACGCTTTTTCTCGATGCGGACTGCTTGGTCAACCCTTCTGCGCCCTCGATCTTTGGTCGTCCGGAGTCGCTGGCGATGCACAACGATCTTCCAAACGACAACCATTCGCTGCATCGCACCAACTGGCTCGGCAAGGAGCGAACATGGATCGCCGAGACAATCGGGGTACAGTTCGAGCAACGCGACGTATCGCTTAACTCTGGCGTGGTCTACGCGAGGCGTGAGGCTGCTGCGGTCTGGACTAGGCCACCGGACAACATCCCGCAAAGCCAAACCTCAGAGCAAACCTTCGTCGAGCAGTCGGCGTTTCGGCTCGGGTACTCGGACCTCGACGACCGGTGGAACTGGCAGTTCTACTTCCGGGATTTTTGGGCAAAGGCTCCGGATGCCTGGATCGTCCATTTTGCAGGGGAGCGGGATAAGATCCACCATGCCAGAAAAATGCTAGATATCTGGGGGGTCGGGGTTCCAAAATCGCCTGACGTGGCGTTATAGTGATTGGCGAGGGTTGGTAGCCCTCGACGGCGTTCGGTGCTGAAACGACAAGAGCCCAGGTTTCCCTGAGCTCAAGCGCGGTTTTTTGCGAGACCAACCAACCAGCACCGAGAATTGTAGCAAAGTGATCTGTCAGCTTCAAGCGATAAACTAGATCGGGGCAAAACTCGGATGAAAAAATTCTTGGAAGTGCTGCCTGCGTGTGTGCGTCGAATGATCCGACAGGGAGCTAGCGGCTGCGGTCCATACCGCAGAGGGATAGTCTCGGACGCAATCTGAGGCGAGCCGGTTCGACCGGCGACTGGCAGGGGCTCGCAACCCCGCATTGGATTTTTTGCGTGGTAGCTAAATCCGGGCTCTGTCCAACCTGACAACCCGGTCCAGGACACCGAAAGACGCATCGAATCCGAGTCCCTGGGGGTCAACATGCCCCTGGCGCTGCTGCAATTTGGCTGGCTGTACCTGTCCAGGGCTGGTGTCCTGGGACAAAGGGCGGGCGCGCGCAGGGCCGAAAAAACCAAAAAACGGCTAAAAAAAGGAATCTTGCTTTTTTTTCTGCTGGACGGTGGCGTTATAAGATTGCCAGGGAAAACGCTGGGAAAACGCAGGGCAAAAAACTTTTCGAGATTTTGCGCCCTGTTTTCGACCGGATTGGGCCTAGATAGATGTGGCGGGAAGTACCCGCTGTTGAAGTAGCTCTAAGTAGGAGATCGAATGATGGTTATTTTTTCAGTGAGTCCAGTTCAAGATCCTGAGTACGCTCGAACCGCAGTGATCGAACTGCTGGGTCAAATCCAAGCTCGGGCAAGATCAGTGCCAGCAGAAGCCTCGAAGATGAGCGAGCGGGACGAAATGATCCTGGCGATGCTCAGGGACGCGACCGAGCAAATCCTGCACGATCAAGACCTAATCGATGGCGTGTGAAAATAAAAACAAAATGTCGCGCCCAGTTCCTCCGGGGACTGGGCCCTTGATAATGGGGGCCGAAATGTTTGGTCCCGCAAACACTCTAAGCAGGAGACGATGACAGATGGCAACAGTAACAGCAAGCCAAGACGTAGAGCTGACCATTCGCTGCAAGGCATTCAGCGGCGAGGGCGTTCGGGAAAATAAGATCCTCGTTGAGCCCGGCAAGAATGGTCGAGTGCTAGCTTGGGATTCGGTCGCAGGCCACTACACCGCATGCCACAGTATCGCAACCAGGACACAGGCCAAGATCAAGAGCCGAGCGATTGCATTCTGGGGTTTTAGCCACCTCTTCGGCAAGTAACCCCCCAGCCGTTTCCGGGTCGGCTCCGGTTCTTTCACTCTAAGCAGGAGATTTACGATGGCTGAATTGAACGTGACGACCGACTCCGAAGGCTTCCAGTTCTGCGACTTGCAGATGCCAAGCGAAGTCCTCGAACAGGTCTTGCTCACCGAGGGGATGGTCTATGTGACCGTGGATCAAGTCTACGGGGTGTTTGATTCCGTCTGGCACGCTCGGCAATCTGATGCCGATGATCGATGCTTGGGGATCGTCAGCGGGTTTTTCCTGACCGAGAAGCAGCGAGAGATCGCAGCAAGCAACTCGGCAATTCTTGGCAAGTAATCAGCAACAAAGGTGCAACATGGCCCTGAAAATCAAGGCATGGCGAGGGGACGTTTTCTGGATCGACGGGTCAACCCGGGTCACAGTCGAGAGCGTCGGCGAGCGAAAGGTGGTGCTGCTGGTCGAGAACCCAAACGGGGCGACGATCGAGCGAGAGGATTTCATTCGCAAGAAAAACCCGGGCGATCCGCGATTGCCTGAAAATGTAAAAAAATGACGTTTCCTTTTTTGCTTCGGTGGCGTTAAAGGTTTGGAAACGTTTCCAAGATTCATTCACTCAAAGAGGTGGGACTATGCAGGTTTCAAGAGCATTTCGAGCTGGCGTTCCTTTGGTTTCTGTGACGACGGGCGACCCAGCGGCGACGATCAAAACGATCCGCGAGCAGTTCGCAGATTTCGCCGATCCGGTCGGGGTCATCGTTTGGGATGTGGTCCGAGGGGCCAGAACCACGAAAGACGATCAGCGAGCGACCGACGCACTGGCCGGACTCCCCCAACAGGATTATCAAGGTTCGCTGGTCAATTTCCTGTCTGACCTTGGAGAGCTGGCCAACCGCCAAGCGGTGATCATCTGCAACGCTCACCTGTTTCTTGAGGATCCACGAGCGATCCAAGCGATCTGGAATCTGCGAGACGATTTCAAGGCCTCGAAGAAGACCCTGGTGCTGCTCGGTGTTGCGACCCTGCCACCGGAGCTGATTCACGACGTTGTCCAGTTCGACGACCCCCTGCCGAACCAAGAGCAACTGCGGGAAATTATCTCGACGGTTTGCGAGTGGGGGCAGGCGGACGCAAGCAAAGAGACGATCGAGAGCGGGGCGAATGCAGCGATCGGAGTCACGGCGTTCTGTGCGGAGAATCTGGCATCGTTGGCGATGAGCAAGACCGAAGGGCTCGAAGTCGACCAACTGTGGGAATCGAAGCGAAAGAAGATCGATCAGACACCGGGGCTGCGAGTGGTCACCCAGCAGGGGGGATTCGACAAGATCGGAGGCTGCGGTGCCTACAAGACATTCATGCGGTCGGTCCTCAAAGGCAAGGCAAAACCCAAGGCGATCGTCTTCGTCGACGAGATCGAAAAGTGCCTCGGAGCTGCGGGTTCGGACTCCAGCGGGGTATCGCAAGATCAACTAGGCCAACTGTTGTCCTGGATGCAGGATCGAAGGGCGACCGGTACGATCCTGGTCGGTCCTCCTGGGGCTGCGAAGTCGGCTGTAGCGAAGGCGGCTGGTTCCGAAGGTGGAATCCCAACGATCCAACTCGACCTGGGAGGCACGAAGGGCTCACTGGTCGGACAGTCCGAAGCACAGATCCGCGAGGCGCTGAAGGTGATCGATGCGATCAGCGGCGGCGAGACCCTTTGGATTGCGACCTGCAACAGCCTGACGGACCTGCCACCGGAATTGAAGCGACGGTTCAAGCTCGGGACTTGGTTCTTCGACCTACCGGACCTGGAAGAACGAACAGCGATCTGGAAGATCTACGCTGCAAAGTTCGGACACACCGACACGAAGCTGATTGCTCGGCTGACGGAAAACGAATGGACCGGGGCCGAGATCGAAGCGTGCTGCGAGATCGCAGATTCCCTTTCGATCACGCTCAACGAAGCGGCGGCGTATATCGTACCGGTCGCCAAGCAAGCACCCGAGGCGATCGCTAAGCTACGAGCAGGGGCCGAGGGCCGGTTCCTGTCGGCGAGCGTTCCGGGGCCTTACACCAGGACGAAAGAAATCGCCAAAAGAACGATCGAGTAGTTTTTTCCTGTCGGTTGGTGGCGTTAGTATTTTGTGATCGTTCCTTTTTTCTACGGAGTTCAAAATGGTTTCACTGGGTACACAACTGGCCGATCAGATGTCGGGCTGCAAGCTCGAAGTGACAAGCTTCTCGGCAGGCAAGAAATTCACCGACGGCCAACGGGCTCGCATGGCCGAGTTCTTCGATTCCGAGGTCAAGTCGGTATCGGGCACACGGCAGATCCTTAACAAGAAGCTTCCCCAGGTCAAAGCGGTCTACGCGATCATTCGATCGGCTCGGGCTCTGTGGCAGGGCTACACGGTCAAGTACGAAGAGGGAACACGGCTGATCAAGGCCGACAAGATCGTCTGGATGAACGAGCAAATCGCAAGCTTCCAAGAGCACTTGCAAGCAGCCAAGGACGAACTGTGGGCAAACTGGGATGCAGTCAAGGCCGATGCCAGGACTCGGCTGGCCGACCTGTACGTCGATTCGGACTACAATTTTGACGTTCGCCAAACGATCTGGATCAACATCAGCTACCCATCGGTTCAGCCTGACGGCAAGCTGGAAAAGCTCGGCAAAGACATTTGGGAAAAAGAGATGCAGAAGTTCGCGCTCAAGTTCGACGAGGCCGCTCATGCTGCCGAGGCTGCGTTGCGACAAGAGTTCGCGGATATGATTGCAGGGGTGGCCGAGCGGCTGGAAGGTGGCGAAAGCGAGGACGGCAAGAAGCGAGTCCTGCAACAGCGCGCGGTCGATAACATCGTCGAGTTCGCGGATCGGTTCCGGTCCCTTTCGATCGGCGACAATGCCGAGCTGGACGCACTGGTCGCACAGGCCGAGCAGCTTGCGGTCGGGCTCGATACCAAGGCGATGAAGGCCGATTCCGGCCAACACACGGCAATGCGAGAAGCGTTCGCGCGGCTAAAGACTTCGATCGATGCACACGTTGTCACCGCTGCCGAGCGAGTGATCGAATTTGAATAAACGGCGCTTTACTTTTTCCAGTCGGTGGCGTTAGAAGTTTGGAAACGTTTCCAAGAATCGAACCAAGTTTTGAGGGAATCATGAGTCACATTGCAACGGTCGAAGTCGAGTTCCGGGACATGGACGCACTGGCGAAAGCCTGTACGAAGTGCGGCGTCGAGCTTCGACAGGACCAGAAAACGTTCCGCTGGTACAACGGACAGGTCACGCCATGCGATGCGGCGATCGTCCACCCCAACGCGAAGGCTTACCAAATCGGGGTCCACAAGACCGATACCGGCCTCAAGATCCAGTACGACCCGTTCATGCGTGGATACGGGATGCAGGATGCGGTTGCGTTCGAGGACGATATCAAGGGCCTGGGGAAGCTCCAGCAAGCCTATGCGGTCGAGGTTGCGATCAAGCAAGCAAAGCGACAAGGCTTCTCGGTGCGTCAAACGGTCCAGGCTGACGGTCGGGTCAAACTTACTCTTTCGAGGTAATCATGGAAAACGTGGAAATCATCATCGACAAGGTCGGCAAGGTCACAGTCGAGGTCAACGGCTGCTCAGGCTCGGGCTGCAAGTCGCTTACCGAGGGGATCGAAAAGGCACTCGGCGCGGTGACGAAGGACGAGACCAAGCCGGAGTACTTCAAGCAGGCTCAGGGCCAACAGGCAAAGCGATGATCGAGACCCTGTACTACGAAATCAAAGCATCGAGGGAAGTTCCGAAGCGTTCCGAACTGACTCGGCTTGCTCGTTGCACCAGCGACGATGAGGTCTGCGGTAAGTGGACGATCGAGATTTTTCAGTTCCCGATGAACGGGATCATAGACACAACGTTTGCCTACGATTCGCAGCTACGCGATATGCGGATCGGTCGAACGATCTGCTCGAAGGTCTCCTGTGCGTTGTCGTTCGGGAGCAAGATTGAGTGGACTGCGAACTGGCGTAAGATCGATTTGACCGAGGCTCTTGATTTACTCGATTTGATAAAGGCTTGACGATGAGCGCAGTACAAGACCGTCCGCACATGCAGTACTACCGCGTTCGGTTCCAGAGAACTAAACCAGACTTTTCAGTGATTTGCTTCGTGGTAGCGCTCGAAGGAGCAAACCATGAGGGATTGAAAAGGTTGAGGCCGGTCTTTGCCGATAAGTTTCCAGGCTGGTCGGTTTGCGGTCAGATGATATCCGAGGCAGAGTTTGATCGACGGTCCAATGAAGCGCACGAAGCGAACCTGATCGACTTCGACCATCGGCACCCCAACGAGCTGTTCGATGCTATCAAAAATGTGAACGGTAACTTTTTTGACCCTTGGCGCTTTACTTAATCGGTTCGGTGGCGTTAGAAGGGTGGAGGATTGCAATGGAAATCACACTTTTGGTCGGTGCTTCGGTCGAAGCGATTTACGATGACGAGTCGGTCGAACTGCTCAAGGATCTTGGAAACGTTTCCATCCGTCGAGCGTCACACGTTGAGCCCGAGGATGACGGCTGGTTTGCGGATATGAGTCCGGTGGGTGGTCCGAAGTTGGGTCCGTTCCCAACACGCGCACGGGCGATTCAATGCGAAGTGGGTTGGCTGCAAAGGAACAGGGATCTGTAATGGGCTTTTCAAACGGAAAAACATTCATAGGCGAAACACACGAGGCGTATCATCGCCGGGGTGAGATTTCAGCCTCGATGGTTAAGACGCTGCTGGAATCGCCGGAGGAATTCTACTGGACGCACGTTCAGAAGCGACCGACAAAATCGAGCCAAGCGATGGACTTCGGTACCGTGGTCCATGAGGAACACTTGCTGGCGATTTGGGAGCAGTCCTGGGTTCAGATTCCACGCGAGGCTCTGTCATCGAATGGAGCTCGCAGAGGCTCGGCTTGGGAGTCCTTCAAGCGAGAGAACGAAGGCAAGATCCTGCTCAAAGAGGATCAGACCGAAAAGCTGAAATGGATCCGCGAAGCCCTGGAAAACAATCCGCTGGCAAGGGAGCTGCTTGAAAGGGAATCGATCAACGAAATCACGATCACGGCAGACGCTCCGCTAAGCGACGGGACGGTTCAACCGGTGCGAGGCCGGATCGACAAGCTGCACTCAGCGATCGTTGACCTGAAAACCTTGTCCGACCTGGACGACCGGACGGTGCGGTACAGGCCGTTGGACCACAAGTGGGATATCCAGGGGGTCAACTACCAACTGCTGGTCCAGTCGATTCGCGGCGGGTCGCTGCCCGATGTATACTTCATCGGAGTTGAAACGTCGGTCCCGTTCCGATGCGAGGTAATTTGTCCGCTTCAACAGACCTTGGCGGCGGCTGCGATCCTGTTGCAAGAAGCGATCGAGGAAATCGTCGCAAGGACAAAAAGCGGAAATTGGCACCGAAATGGATGGCCGGAAGCTTTAACCTTTTGATTCGGTGGCGTTAGTAGTTTGTAGATGGTTTGTGTTTTGTTCCTCAAGGGAGATTGTTATGAAGCGTTTTTTGTTGGCAAGCTGGATGCTTGCGGTGGCGACGTTGCCTGCGTTCGCTCAAGAATGCACGACGGGCCGGTGCTTTAAGCCGGTGGCGACGGTCGCTCAGGCTGCGGTTGCAGTTCCGGTTCGGGTTGCCGAAACGGTTATCTGCGGAACCCAAGAGCTTCGGTCGGTGTTCTGCTCAAACGGGTTGGCGCAGTGGAAGGCTGAACGACAAGCTGCGAGCGGACGTTGCTATCACGTTGGCGGCGGCTTCGGTGGCGGTCGCGCTGAAGGGGTTGGGTACAGTCCAACATCGGCTGAGGCTGCGATCCGAGCGTGCTGCTACTATGGCCGCAGACCGGTCAGGGAAATCGGCGTAGCGCAGGGTCGTCGGGGCTGGTACGCGACAGTGATTTACGAGTGATCCATGCTCGGCAGTTGGATCGGGAGAGGCTGACTGCTGAGGGTGTACGGTGCTTACGGACAGCACGGCTGGATAAACGTAACCAGCATTGAGGTGAGTAAACGATGTGACCTCTAAACCTCATCGGGCGGCAACTGCCTAAGTTGCGAGGATCGGCGGCGCGATCTACCGCACTGGGAACCAGGGCCGAAAGGTTACATTCCCAGGAACGTAGACAACCCAAGCAGGTAGCCAATCCTGCCCGATCCTTTTGGTCGACGGTTGGAGCCTAGCGATACTTCGGGCTTCTTAAGTCGCGGAAAGAATATCGGTGGCATCACCGACGGACCGTCGACCTTTTTACCTTTTACCTTTTGGAGCAATGATGGCCCAGATCGACGACAATCAACACGATGACGGACCTGAGCCGTCGTGCCTAACTTGCGGCGGCGAAGGCTTTGTGGACTCGGTTAGTGAAGCATCTGGACGACGGGGCTGGGATGACGACGGGCCTGGACCATGCCCAAACTGCAACGGAAGCGGGCTTAGGAAAGACCAGCAGGTTTTCTAGCATCCTTTTTACCTTTTACCTTCAATTGTTATCGTGCTTTATGAAAAAACTGACGCGGCCATCAAGTGGCGTAGAAGAGTTACAGATTGCAAATTGCCCCTGTTGCGTTGGCGAAGTGCAAGTTGGCGATTGTGGATATTCGTCGTTCAATCCAGGATACGCAGAGTGCGAGAACTGCAAACGCAAGTGGTCGTTTCCAAGCGTCCGCGATTCGTGGGAAGCAGGGCAGCTATGGAACGATCTTGCAAAGCGGATTCGCCACAAACTCGAAGTGCTGTCGTGGATCGGAGTCAAGGCAAGCCAGTCGATCATCAGTCGTGACTTTGCGGCGGAAAAGCTGCAAGACGAGGCGAAGTTGTTGCTGAAAGAATTTGAGGAAACCGTAATTGGGGCGGACAAGCCTAGATAACGAAAACGCAAGACCGATCCTTTTACCTTTTACATTGGAGCAATCATGGCAAGATACTTAAGAAAATCAAACTGGGTCGAGGCTAGGCAGTTCACGACAAACAACGACCCAGGCAACCAGGAGATGGATTCGATCGTCGTTTGGCTCAGTTCCAACGGAACAAAAGCAACGCACGACGGCACAACGATCAAGATCCAGGACGCAAGCGACAAGCTAGTAGAAATCAATGTCGGCGATTGGATGGTTTACGACCACAAGGGCAGGCTATCTGCCCCGGTCGCGAAATTTGTTTTTGCTGAGGATTTCGAGGAGTGCAACCATTCTTTGGAACCGGTCGACGATTCCAATTACGATCAGTGTTTAGATTGCGGCGAAATTAAGCCGTATGAGCAGCAGTATTTCGGCGATGAGGTTTTGTAGCCGATCCTTTTACCTTGGAGCGAACATGGCCCTGAAAAATGTGATCGTTGCTTTTTTGTCGAGCCGTGGGGGGCTGATCGTCCTTTCGGCGGTGGTCGCTGTGATCGCCAGGATCGTGCTGTGGCCGCTGACAACAAGGGACTGGGTTATCGCTGGTTTGATTGTCGCGCTGTGGCCTACGTTCGAATACGTCGCCCATAGGTGGTTCTTGCACGAATGGACCTGGACACCGTTTCGCAAGACGCATGATCGGCACCATGACGAGCCGACAACCGAAACGGGGTTGCCGGACCTGTGGGTGATCGCTGATTACTACTTGCTGTCGGTGGCGTTTGCGTTCGCAACTCCAGGAATGTACACCGCACACGCTACGGTCGCGGTGATGCTTTCGGTTTACGAGTTCATCCACTTTTCTTGCCATTGCAACTACGAGCCAAAAACGTGGTGGGGCTGGTCGGTTAGAGTGAATCACTTGCAGCACCACCGACTGCAAAGCGCAGACAGGTACGCGATGTCGCTACCGATTTTAAGGGTCAAGGGAAAAGAAAATAAAGAGGTAAAAAGTGACTAGAGCAGACAAAAAAATCGATGGAGTCGTAAAGGTATATGAGTTTTTCCTTTGGTGGGAATCTTTCAAGGATCAGCATTGCGAGGGGCTCATTGCTACTATCAGGATACCAAACAAGCCTGCTGGATTGGTTGCGTTTCGATTCGACAAAGAATTGACAGTCGACGGAATCACGAAGAGCTATCGTATTGAGCGAGTTAAAGAGCGCGAGCTGATTGAGTACTCTAACGGTCTTCCCTTGCTTGAAATCCACCTAAAGCAAGATATTGAAAAAATCAAATCAAAAGTGACCCACGATTAATTGCGTAGCGATTACACCAACAGAACCTGAGTAGTGAGGGATAAAGTAATGCCGACAAAAGAACCAACACCGCCACCGCCAAGGCGAGGTCTATGCGAACATCAAGATGCGGAACTGATTCTTAATCTTGCGGTTCGATGGAGGCGTAGCCAAGTAGCAAAAGATTCAGTCGCAGAGACGGCTTACGCTCTCGCTCTTTCCAAAGCGATAGACTGCATGGTTCACGATTTGGCGAATCCACCTACCTCACCACCGCCACCGAAACCCAAGTAGCGAGGAAAAAGCAACGATGATAATCTTTAAGAAACTACCCTCGTTTGAAAACACGAGACCGAAGGATGCGGTGGGCTCTTGGGTGATCGAGCTTGCTTGGATTTCTTACTACTGGGAGGGGGTTGGCTGGCGTGCTTTTTCTTTCGGCGTATTCAAGATCAATCGCGGTGTTAAGGAGGGCGAACGAATGCTGACTCCAGAAAACATCCGAGGGTTCCGACGCGAGTACCGGATCTGGTTGCCTTGGGTGCGGGTGAAATAATGTTGCGACCTAAGTGCAGCTTCTGCGAAAAGCCTCTCAATGCACAAAGCCCTGTGAACGGTTGCCCGAGCTTTAGGTGCGAGGTTTGCAACGTGCGCGTCGTTGTCACAAACCAGTCATCAATGGAAAAAAAACTGCGTGCGTATTATTGGCGTCTTGTTCGCAATCAAGGACTGATGAAACAGAAATGGCTAGAAGCCGAAACGGAAAAGTGAAATAATGGTTCGAGCCTACGTCATCGCGATCTGCGACAAGTGCGGCGGTGAGTACCGCAGCAACGGAAAAAGTAAGCGTTGCCAATATTGCCAACGTGGAGTCAGCGGACCCCCTAAGTCGGCTGATGTGGTCGCGGCGCATCGCTGCAAGAACTGTGGCCGGAAAATCACCACCAGGGATTGCCTGGGCTGCATGACCCTCCAAGGGATCGAATCTGCGAAAAAAGAACCCGTCCAGGTTTCTGAATCAGATCCGGTGGCGTTAGAGGAGTAGGGATTGAGTCGCTGGTGCGACGTTGTTTGTTGTCTTTTTTGGAGGGCTTTGAAATGATCGAGAGTTCGGAATCCATTGTTGAGCTGGCCGTCGCGCTGGCAAAGTTCCATGCTGATTGTCCAGTGATCGTTAAAGATACGGTCAACGGTCACTTCAAGAACAAGTACGCTGACCTGGGAACGATCCTTCGCGAGATCAATCCGGTGCTTGCAAAACACGGATTGTCGGTTCTGCAAATCCCGTTCAGCGATTTCTCATTGGCAACCATGCTGTTGCATAGTTCCGGTCAGTTCATGCGGTCGGTCAGTATGATCCGCCCTACAGATGCGGTGGTACGTCGAGGGACTGGCGGCGAGCCCGACGTCAGGATCGTGACACCACAGGCGTATGCTTCGGCTTTGACCTACCAGCGACGGTACGCGCTTGCTGCATTGTTGAGTCTTTGCATCGACGACGACGACGACGGGAACGCTGGAAGCGAGGGTGCGAAGACAGGTACTTTCATGGACCAAACGAATACGCTCCCGAAGGATGCCTTCGACGCAAAGCCGGAAACCAAACCGCAGCCACCAGCTCCCGCATCCAAGCCTGAAATGCTGTCCGAGACTCGCATCGGCGAAATCCTGACCATGATGGCCTCGGCAACCGAAGGGCAGATTCCCAAGTTGGAACAGTCGCTGAACACTCACGGAATCCAACAGACGATCAGCAAGAGCGACTGGGCGATGCTGGCCGCTACAATGCTCTCACGAGCGATCAACGTTGCGTCGAGCCCTGCCGAGCTTGCAAAGATTCCTGCAAAGCTGACAGCGTATCGAAGCAAGGGACTGCTCGCCGAGGATGCGTTTGCATCCCTGAGCGAATCACTGGCAAAGCGAACCGAGGAAATGAAGGGCTAGGATGTCTGACACTGGAAGAACCGTGAGAACGGACTTTGACATTTTGATCGAGTTGGTCGCTGCTCTTGCACCGGCCTATGTTGCGATCGATCCGGATCAAGAATGGTCAGCCGAAGATATTGCTTCGATGGCCGTTGACCAAGCACAAGCCATTCAACTCGAACTGAAACGACGAAAGAAAAATGAGCGTGAAAACCAAGCTGGTAACAACAAGCCTTTTGAACCTCGACCCGAGACTCCAATGCCGGGAATCGGTACCCGAGTCGATTATCAAAGAGTACGAAGAGGCGTGGAAGGATAAGGTTGCTTTTCCACCTGTCCAGGTCTTCGAGGTTGACGGCGAACTGTTCGTGACCGACGGTTTCTGCCGAGTGATGGCGGCGGCGAATATCGGCAAGTCGAAGATACCCGCGACGATCACGAAGGGGACGTTCAGCGATGCGGTCAGGGCGGCTTGCGGTGCAAACTACAACCACGGACTGCGGCGCACGAACGCCGACAAGCGCAAGGCTGCATTGATTGCGATCGCACAGTTCCCTGACGAGACGACGAGGGCCTTAGCCGAAATGTGCGGGGTGTCCCATGCCTACATCGGGAACCTGCGCGACGGCGAAAAGAAGATCGAGAAGCTGATCGACCAAGCGGCTGCGGGGGAAGTTCCGGATTTGGAAACGGAACCGAAAACCATAAAGCCGAAGCCTCAAACAAAAGTGCAAATCGGCTATGGGGAAGTTCCGGTATCGGGCTGGAAGTGCTCGGACTGCGCAGGCAAAACTCAGGTTCTAACCGATGGTGGGTACGCTTGCTCTGCGTGCCTTTGTCCGGTCGGGCAGATTGCAAAACCAGTCGAGACCAATGAAAACACTGAGGAACAGCAAGCCGAAGCCGATCCAATCTTGGAAACGTTTCCAAGCGGGACCGATCCGGAGCCGGAGAAAATGCCAGCGGTACACACCGCCTGGGGCCGGTTTATTCGGGCTTGCGAGGCTGCGAAATGCACGCCGGTCCTACAGGCTGAGATTGTTTCGATCACCAAGAAGCTTCGGGGGCTGCAATGAGCAAACCAGTTTTGCAAGTCGGGCCGGTTGAGTTGGCAGATGGATCAGAGGGGCTATGAGCGACAACAAAAGACTACTGCCGGTCGGTACGCGAATCCAGTTCGTTAAGTCGATCTACGGAGCTGCCACCGGAGACAGTCCCGCTTGCATCTACGCCAAGAAGGGAGACGGCGGTGCTGTGACTGGACACGGAACGCCAGAAGGGCATTGGGTGAAGTGGGATAAATGGCCTCATGCGTTTGGGGCAGAATACGGTGTTGAGTTCGTTGCAGAAGGGGAGGGGCTGCAATGATCAATATCCGGTTCATTCACGACACCGAAACAAAAAAAGTATCATCGCTTAAATTTGTCTCGACAAAGGACGATGATGCAACATTGGATTTTCTGACGAAACTTTGTAGCGTGATGCTTCGCGGTGGCGTTGTAGTAATGGATCAAGGGCTTGCAACGGAAGTAACTTACGAAGCTCCTGGGGTTGATGTTGCTGAAGTTAAGTGAGGGAAAAATGACCAACGGAAACTGGCCGCACCAAGACCTAGCCAAAGAACGAATCAGAGAGGCAAGAGCGCGAGGAATCAAGTCGGTGATCGCGGCTGCTCCCTGCGGGGCCGGGAAGTCGCGCGTGATGCAACAACTCACCGAAGAGGAGCGTTCCCAGGGTGGTTCGGTCCGGATCTATCTGCACCGGACCATGCTGAAAGAGCAGCTATCGGAGTCATTCACCCGGGCCGGTTTGGACCACGGAATCATGGCTGCGGGTCACGAGTACGACGAATCAAAGCCGGTTCAGATTTGCATGACCGATTCGGTGTTCGCTCGGGCAATTCGCAAGTCGAGTTGGGATCTTGGAAACCCAAGTTTGGTTCTGTTCGATGAGGCACATCTGCAAACCAAGAACAAGGCGATATCGATCGTCGAGGGTGGGTCGACCGACAACGGGGCAACCTGGGAAGGGCACAAGGCTCGGGGTGCGTTTGTGCTTGGCATGAGTGCAACTCCGGTAAACTGCGGGAGCATGTACGAGGAATTGATCGACTTTGGAACGTACTCGGAAATGAGGCGGGTCAAGGCTCACTTGCCGGTCAGGGTCTATTCTCCGAGCGAGATTGATTGCTCGGGTCTCAAGCAGGACGTCGACAATGAATTCAGCTCCAAGCAGCTCGAACCGAGGGCCTACAAGATTTTCGGCGATGCGTACTCGAACTGGCGCAAGCTGAACCCGGACAGCAAGCCGACGATCCTGTTTGCTCCATCGGTTCCGGCCTCAAGGTGGTTCGCCGAGGAATGGGCGAAGATGGGCGTACCGGTCGGACATATCGACGGCGAGACTTGCTTGCTCCCGCATCGAACCTCGACCGGAGCAATTCACCTGGAAACCTACGACACGACTGCCGAGACTCGAGCGCAGGTCATGGAGATGAGCAAGTCGGGCGAGATCAAAGTCTTGATGAACAGATTCATCCTTCGAGAAGCGATCGATATGCCGTGGTTGTATCATGGCATAGCGGCGACGGTGTTCGGGGGAATCGCAACCTATTTGCAGTCGGTCGGACGGATCCAAAGGTATTTCGCGGACTACGATTTCAAGATCCTTCAAGACCATGGGGGATGCTACTGGCGACACGGAAGCCCGAACATGGATCGAGAATGGACGCTCGGCTGCACGAACAAGACGATAGCGCAGGGCAGAGCAACACGGATCGCCAAGTCTGACAAGCCACAGGACGTTGAGGGGATCTGCTGTCCGAAGTGCAAGGTCTGGCGTCAGTACGGTCAGCGGTGTCCTGGATGCGGCCATGCTCACGCTCAGAGCGTCCGGTCGGTGCAAATGGTCAGCGGCGAGCTAAAGCTGATGCGAGGCTTGGTCACCAAGCAGAAGAAAAAGAAGGCTAAGAACGCGAACCAGATTTGGGTCTCGGTCCTGTACTCGATGAGCCGATCCGACAAGCCATGCAGCAGCGCAATCGCAGTCTGGAAGGCTCGTTGTGCGAAAGAAGGTGTTTGGGCCAACCCTGCTGAATTGCGATTTAAGCCACCGCAGCAGGGGTCGGTTGACTATCACAAGTTGGTTTGCGATGTGTTTCCCTGGACGCGAGCGAGGGTGTCATGAGCTGGATGGAATTCACGAGCCGAAAACAACTCGCAGCATGGTTGCTGTTTTCCGATCAGGGGCTGCGGTTCCTGTCCTGGTTCTTTCGGAAGTACTACAAGAGCATAATGAACAGCGAAGCCGGCAACGCAGCCTACGAGTGGATCCGCTCGGAGGTGATCCGCGAGGAGCAGGAGCGAGGCTTAGCGCGTCGGATTGTGATCGAGCGATTTCCGGACGGGTTCATCAAAGTCTACGGGGAAAAAACTGACGTTGTGTTTATTCACCGATTGATTGTGACAAGCGACAAGGCTTTGGAACTGGACGAACAGTTGGCAGAACTCAGTTGCCCGAAACGGGCCAAGGAGACTTACGATGGCAGGGTGCTGGCAACGGATTTTTATCAGGGGCGAACCGTGGAGCAGGAGGCCAAGCGCAGAGCGAGGATTGCAATCTCAGCGGCGCTCGGTCGATCAGTGCCTACGAAGGATCGAGCGAACCCAAAACTTCGATCTGGTGATAGCGTCGTTGGAGCTGGTCGAGTTTCAGGAAACGCCGGAGGTGTTTGATGGGATCTGCAAAGGCTGGGAAGGAAACTATCGCGACATGCTCAGAGAGCTCATTGAAGCCCTGGGAGATCAACGGCTACAGAGCCAAGTTTGAGTACGATGCGATGCGGTCGCTATTCGCTTGCTGCTGGGCCTGCAACGCGACACGCAAGCCGATGCAGTATTACGGGCCGTGGCTGATCGAACGAGCGCATATCGCAAACAAGCCCCGCAGGGAGGACCGCAGGCTGGTCGTCATGCTCTGCACGCTTTGTCACAAGTTCCAACACGGCGAACGATTGCCTGGGTTCGATCGTCCGAGGCTTACGGTCGGTCAGATGCTCGAACTAAAACGCGAGCGCGATCCGGTGTGGTACGATCCAGAGTTCGTCCAGAAACATTCAGTCAGGCGGCTGCACTCCGAGCCGGTCGTAAATTGGTACTTCGAAGAAAGGATCCGGAACCGTGGTAATTGATCTCCCCTGGCCGAAAGGCGTGACGGCACACAATGAAAAACACTGGTCGGCCAAGGCGACGCCGATTGCTGGCTTGCGGCTGATCGCCAAGATGATCACCTTCGACCAGCTTGCTCGGGGTCAGGTGGCGGTCAAGGGGCCTCACGTGATCCACTATCGGTTCTTCGTTGGCGACAACAAGCACCGGGATCGGGCAAACATGATTCAGATGTGCAAAGCCTTCATCGATGGGATCGCCGACGCCGGGGGAATCGACGGGGACCACTGGCAGATTTCCTGGATTGGGACGGTGGAGGTCGAGATTCGGGCAAAGAATCCTGGGGTCCGGCTGGAAATTTTGCCGAAAAAAATAGAGTAGTTTGCGCCCTGGGGTGCTCGAAAACGGGCCCTTAGTTATAATGGGCCATGTGACGGGTCGATGACCCGATTGTTTTGTTTCTGAAAAGATTTGAAAGGGCAGTAAAATGCTTGAAGTTCTTGATGTTCTTGATGGTTTGCAAGGCGTGATTCGGTCGAAACTCCGAGGCGTAGAGGCCAAAATCGACATCGAAGACGTCATGCAGGACGCAGCAATCGCGATCCTCACAAGATACTCGGCAGCGGCTCGAACCAATGCAGTTTGGACAGCCAAGTCCGCTAGGCGCAAGTGCTGGCGGGATTCCAGGAGGGACCACGAGCGATTGGTCAACGGGGGCAACCCGAGGCAGGAAATCAGCTACAACCCGCTAGCCGATCTGATCCGTGGCGAAGAGACCCAGCAACTCGGTCAGGCGATCGAGCAGCTAGATCCGGACACGCTGACGGCGATCCGGATGCGGTTCTATGAGGACCGAACCTTTGCGGAGATCGCGCAGCACTTCGGGGTCAGCAACCCAACGGCGGCGGCGATGGTTCGGCGTGGCCTGGAAACGCTCCGCGAGGCGATCGGGGAATAAGGAGCTAAGCGATGCGGGTACAAAAAACGCAATGCTCAACTTGCATCTACCGTCCGGATTCGCCCCTGGACCTAAAGAAGCTTGAGGCAGCGGTAGCCGATGGGTACGGTGGTTTCACTGGGCATCGGATTTGCCACCACAGCGACGATGCTTGCTGTGCTGGTTTCTGGGCCAGACACAAAAACGAGTTTCAACTGGGGCAGATTGCACAGCGGCTCGGGCTGGTCAAGTTCGTGGAAGATGACACGTTGAGGGACAAAACAGGATGAGCACAGAGCTAGGTTGGCGTCAATGGAAGGTCAGTGCCTACACTGGCAAGAACCGGAATATCAAACTCGGCAGCAGCTACGTGCTAGCCGACAGCGAACGCGAAGCGATGCAGCTTGGAAGGCGGGCATTGCGTCTGATCGGAGTGCGGGGATCTTTCCAGGTCTCGGCATCGCAGTATTTCCCCTGGAAGGATTTAGCCTTTGTGGGATTCATTTCTCATGTTGCCGGTAGTCCGGCGAAAGGGTAGAGCCATGAGCAAACCGACCGACTGGATCGAAGCGCAGACAGCCAAGCTACTAGCAACAGCTAAGCGTTCGGGGTACTTCCGCGAAGTAATCCAGGACGCAAAGCACTTCGAGTCGCAAGGGTACGTTTGGGATGTTGCGTTGGCGATGGCTTGCGGGTACTGGTGCTCATAAACGAAAAGGAATCGCAGAAGTGACCTACACGCTACATCATGGGGATTGCCTCGAAGTCCTGGCTACCTTGCCCGATTGCTCGGTCGATTGCTGCGTAACATCGCCCCCGTACTTTGGCCTTCGTGACTACGGGCATGACGCGCAGATTGGGTTAGAGCCTACGCCTGACGAGTTTGTGTCGAAGTTGGTTGCGGTGTTCCGTGAGGTCCGAAGGGTGCTTCGAGATGACGGGACGCTGTGGCTGAACCTTGGGGATAGCTACGCAGCGCAGGGTGGAGCGCAGGTCAAGGGAGCCAAGCAAGTCGAAGGGTCGCAGGAGGGTGCGTGGAATGGCGAGACTCGTCGCGCTCCTGGCGGCCTCAAACCGAAAGACCTTATGGGCATCCCGTGGCGCGTTGCGTTCGCGTTGCAGCAACCGTACTACACGGGCATCATCAAGAGAATTGAAGATCGAATCTGGCTTGCGGCGATGCTTGACGCTGAAGGCTGCATGTTCATCCACAAACGTAAAGCGGGGCAGAGCAACGGACAGGGATACGAACGAAAGAACGACACTTATGCACCTGGCGTTGAGATTGCAAACACATCGCTGGCCATCATAGAGCGCGTACACAAACTTGCTGGCAAGGGGTCGATTTGTTCGCAAAGCCCCGATCAGAACAATCGTCGCAAGCAGGTCATTTACCGATGGAATCTTCGCACCACGGAGTGCCGAGAGTTTGTGCAAGAACTATACCCGCACTTGGTTGGCAAGCAGCAGCAAGCTCGCATCATTTGTGGTTGTCCGTCATCGGGCGAGCGCGCTGAAGCTGCTCACGCTGCGCTTATATCACTGCATCGAACCGGCGTATCTGATATTGACTTCGACGCGCCGCCTACCATGTTTGAGCCAGGGTACTACTTGCGGCAGGACATTATATGGAAAAAACCCAACCCGATGCCCGAGAGTGTGCGGGACAGATGCACCAAGGCGCATGAGTACGTTTTCCTGCTGTCGAAGTCGGAAAGGTACTACTTCGATTTCGATGCGATGCAGGAACCATCAGTCGGCAAGCCTAGCGGAAATAAATCGAAGTCTTGGGGTAATAACGAAACTGATGTGCGAGCTGACGGGAGTGGAGAAATTGAAACGATGCGTGGTGTTCCTTGGGACGGTAAACCGACTCGCAATCGTCGCTCCGTCTGGACGGTAACGACTAAGCCGTACAAGGGCGCACACTTTGCGACTTACCCGCCAGCGTTGATCGAGCCTTGCATTCTGGCCGGTTCGCGGGAAGGTGGCGTTGTGCTTGACCCCTTCAACGGCAGCGGGACCACAGGCGAGGTTGCGATCCAGAATGGTAGGCGATACATCGGCATCGAGTTAAACCCCGAGTATCTTGAACTGGCAAAGGCAAGAATCGACGCGGCAATTAAGTATCGTTCAGAGTTTTTATTCTGAACAAAGGGAATCACCATGAGCCAAGAGCTAGAACTGTACCTCGAGCGCAAAGCTATGTGCATGATCGACGGTGGCCTCGCAGAAGAGCAAGCAGTCGAAATCGCCTACGAACAGATCCGGCCAATGCTTACAAACTGGATGCCGGATATCATCTACAAAGACCTGAAACGCTTTGGAAAAAAGTAGCATTGCGTTTTTCTGCTTTGTTGCGTGGAGTTTGATCTTGCGTTACGCTGTTAGTTCCTTCAACCCTTCCGAGGAATCATGGCGAAAAAGAAAAACGAGCCAAGCAAGTGGCAATCGAAGATCGTTGGACATGGCAAAGTTCCTGCGTCGCAACTGCTGGCAAACCCGTTCAACCACAGGCGGCACCCTGAGAAGCAGCGTCAGGTGGTCGCAGCGTCGATCGAGGAACTCGGGTTCATCAAGTCGGTCATTGTGAACCGCTTGACCGGTCACATCGTTGACGGCCATGAACGAGTGATGCAGGCCCTGGGGGTCGGTGAAGAAACGCTGGTCGATATCGAGTACGTCGAACTGAGTCCCGAGGACGAGAAAAAGGCTTTGCTGCTGCTGGATTCGTCAAGCGAGTTGGCGACCGTCGATGCTTCTGATTTGGATGCCTTGGTCAGTGATTGTGCGTTCGATACGGATGTTCTCAACGACTTTGCGAAGGAAATGCTTGACTCTCTTGGAGTCGGTCCAGAGCCGGAAATTCACGAGGATGACGTACCAGAGACCCCGGTCGATCCGATTACCAAACCTGGGGATCTTTGGATCCTTGGCGAGCACCGATTGCTATGCGGGGACTCAACTAAGGCCGAGGATGTTGCACGGTTGATGAATGGGGCAAAGGCAGACCTATGGCTAACGGATCCACCTTACAATGTGGATTACACAGGCAAGACAAAAGATGCGTTGAAGGTCACTAATGATGCAATGTCCGATCCGGACTTCCGAATCTTCCTTGTTGAATGTTTCACAGCAGCTTTTTCTGTTCTCAAGCCAGGCGCGTCGTTTTACGTTTGGCACGCAGATTCAGAAGGATACAACTTTCGTGGTGCTGTCTTTGATTGCGATCAAAAAGTAAGGCAATGTCTTATTTGGAAGAAGCAAACAATGGTCATGGGGAGGCAGGACTACCAGTGGAAGCACGAGCCATGCCTTTACGGATGGAAGGATGGCGCATCGCATGGCTGGTACTCTGATCGAAAGCAAACGACCGTCTTGGAGTTCGACAGGCCAAGCCGAAGCGAAGATCACCCGACGATGAAGCCGGTCGCCTTGATCGCATATCAGGTCGGCAACAGTACAGCACCGCAGGGTTTGGTCTACGACTCATTTCTCGTCTCAGGAACAACCCTAATCGCAGCAGAGCAACTAGGACGCAAGTGCTACGGTATAGAGCTGGAACCGCGATACTGCGATGTCATCGTCAAGCGGTGGGAGAATCTGACAGGCCGACAGGCGGTTCTTGAGAAGGTCGCCCAATAGTCATGGCGGGAGCATCTACCTGTAAGAATGCCGATAGAGCCCTTCGGATCGCCTCGCTAGGCGTTGCGTTATTGGCCTTGCACCATTTTAGCAACGCTTCGCAAAGCGATCCTGGTCGAAACGTGATGCGGTCTTTCATGGGGAAACCTTTTTATTCATTTTTGGATCGTTCAAAGTATCTTTCCGAGCTGGCTTTTCTTCATCGTGTCAATAGCTTCGATCGCGTAAATGTGTTCGATCAGCAGCGGTCCAGCAGTTTCCGGTTGCTGTGCGTCGGCGATCTCAAGCAGGTCGGCCAAGGTTCGGAGCCCCTCAACCGCTTTGTAGTAAGCCTCGCGGATCTCTTGGGCTTGGTGTGCTTCCATAATACGAAAGGTATCTCGAAGGATCTTTTCGTTAGCTTTTTTGTCGCTATCTGTCATGGCGTCGGTTCCTTTCTGTCGTCGACCAGGGGCTATGATTCGCTTTGGTCGAGGAACTTTACAATCGTCGACAGGCGGTGGTTGACCTCGGTTATGTCTCCAACATGGCCCCAGTTGATCCCCTCGGTGTCCGGTGCAGGGCAGTCGTGCAGAAGCTCCAAGATCCGGTCTAGCAAGTCCCTGGCTACTAGGTGGGCGTTTTCGTATGCGGCGTCGGCGGTTAGCTTTGGCTTGGTCATTCTCAGGTTCCTTTTGGCTTGTGGTCTTGTGCCGGTCGTTTGCCGGTCATCCTTGCCACGATTGAAGCATAAGAACTGTCGGACGTTTTGCAAGCGGAGCTTTCGAGAATACAAACAGATTTTTTGATCTAGGCATTTTTTACGAACAACGCTTCCAATCCGAGGCCACAAATGACCAAACGCGCCGGAAAGAAGAAGTCACCGGGCCGCAGGAAAACGACAGGCATCAAGCCGGTGTCACCCGCAGTACCGAAAGCGACAGGCGAACCGAACCCAGACTCGTTTTTCTGGCCTGAACTGACACAGGCAAACGAGGATCTTGCAATCAAAGCTGGGCGAGGGGACCAAGTAAAACGCCTCAAGGATCTGCGGCTGGAACTCAGAGCCGTAAACGAACGATGGCCGATACCCGCAGAACTTAGGGAACGGATGATCTTCGAGTCAGCAAGGATCGTCATGGATCCGAAGGCCGGGGTAAAAGAAAAGCTGTGGGCAAACCGACTGCTGCTCGGAATGGACCAAGCCAACAACAGACCGAGAGACCTTCCGGTACAGATCACCGGCAACACGACGATCACGGTCAACCAAGTCCTGGCGATGCTAGACGGTGGATCCTCCGACGACCTGGACATGCGGGACAGAAAGATTCTGCCGGGGTCGGTCGATGACTACGCTTGACCAAGCACGCGAGGCATTCGATAACGCTAGGGCGATGCGGTCACCCCTGCTGATGGCCGAACGATTCAGCAAGGGGGCATGGCAGCGAGCTAGGCATCTGGCCGTGATTGACTTCGAGTTTCGCAATTTATTGAACGATCCGAATTTAGATATCTTGATTGTCAAATGCCCGGTTCGCCATGGAAAAAGCGAGTACTTAGCGCACTGGGCACCGGCTTGGTTCTTGCTGCGGAATCCGTACAAAAAAATCATTCTGTCGACCAACACGGCAACGCTGGCGAACAATCATTCGCGGTGGGTGCGAGACAAGGTCCACGAGCTTTCACCGATGATGGGACTGGCTGGCGTGGACCCGAACAACTCGGCGGTCAAAAACTGGCGATTGGAAAAGACGCACGGAAGCTGTCTTTCGGCTGGCGTCGAGGGATCGATTCCAGGGTTTGGTGCTGACCTTTTAATCATTGACGACTACATGAAAAACGCGAAGGCAGCGTACTCTCAGAGGGTTCGAGACGGTCAATGGGATTGGTTCCAATCAACGAGTTCGACCCGTCTTGAGCCTGGAGGAAAGTGCGTCCTTTTGTGCACCCAGTGGCACCCGGATGACTTGATCGGTCGGATCGAAAAACAAAAAGATGAGCTGCAATTGAGGGTCCGGTCGATCACGCTCCAAGCCTTGCGCGAGGGGACCGAAATAAAGGATCCGCTCGGTCGGGCCGAGGGCGAAGCATTGTGGCCGGAACGCTGGCCGGCAGAGGTCATGCAGCGTCGGAAGCGACAAGCCGGTCACTGGTGGGACTCGATCTACCAAGGCAACCCGAAGGGCAGCTCGATGTCCAACTGGCCGGAGTCCTACTTCCAAAATATCTGGGCGCAGGACGACGAATTCCCGGACCCGCGAAGCTGCTACCTGTCGGCATCGTTCTTGGACCCCTCCAAGGGCAAGAACACTCGAAAGGGTGACTACCAAGCAATGATCTGGATCGGCTACCACAACGGTCTGTTCTATGTGGATTCCCATATTGATCGGATGCCGGTCCCTCAGATGCTCCGGACCTATGTTCAGTGGAATAGGGATCGTCGGACGGCATTCGTTGGTATCGAAGCAAACGCATGGCAAGACCTACTAGCCGAGCCCTACCGAGAGCTTTGCCAGGAAATGGAGTACAACGCAGACCCGCCGAATCTCGTCAACCAGACGGTCAACAAGAACGTCAGGATCGAAAGGCTTGGGAAGTGGTTCAGCGATCGCCGGTTCCGATTCAAGCGGACGGCATCGAACGAGAAGCTGATCGAACAGTGCAAGGCGTTTCCCTACGGGGACCATGACGACGGGCCGGATTCGTTCGAGGCTTGCTTGGCGATGCTTTGCCGATCGGTGGATGCCTTGCATGGTTTGCACGAAGTTACCGAAACGGAAATCTAGTTTTTTTCTCGTGGTCGGTGGCGTTGTATCTGCGAACGATTGTTTTTCCATTCATCGCAGAGGTGTTTCATGGCGTGGGAGTTTACAGACGAGGCCGGTCAGTTCCGATCGGTCGGCGGCAACTATTTGCAGCGGTTGATAAACGACGGGTTGATTACCAAGGAAACAAGGCTGATTTCGACTCGCAGCGGCAAAAGTGCTTATGCAAAGCACGTAACAGGTCTGCGCTGGCCGGATGAAGATGATCAAGAAAACGTCGAACGCTTGCTCGACGGGTTTCCGTTATTTTCGGAAGAACCTTTACCAGCAAATGACTGGCCCAAGGAGCCACCGCAAACCGCGACGCCTGTAAACGTTTCCAGGGACGAGCGAACCGGGATCTTTGATTTAGGGTTCCGGTCGGCTTTGACCCCGGCGTTGGTTTCGGCTCTGTGGGGTACATGGCTGACGGTCGGTGCCGGTGGGGTTGCTCTGATGGCGATCGGTATGGGGCTGCGGACTCGCTCGGGCGGTTCAGTCCCTCAGATGATCGCTACGGTAGCGGCTTACGCTGTGGCGTATCTGCTGGCCTCGGTCGTGGTGCGGATCGTGCTGGAGTGCGTTGTGGTTCTGTTTCGGATAGCGGATTATTTGAAAAGGATGAAGTAACGATGATTAGCATACCTGGGCTAGAGCACTTGGAAAAAGAAGGTTGGGAGTTAGTGTCGTTTCGCAGGGTTGTCGAAGGCGAAAGCTACATTGACCGGCATGGGAAGGTGAAGCAATGGCAAACCGAAACTGAATCTGAGTCCTCTTACCTTGTTGTCCGCAAAGTTGTGAAGCCTGATGAGTACAGACCGTTCGAAAATGCTGCCGAGTACATTCCTCACTTCGATCGTACGTTGATAACGATGGATCGACCTGGGGCGGTTCGGGTGGTCGAGTGCAACGACAACGGCGTGTGGATCGGTCCTGGTTCGGCGATGCTGACCTATGCCCAAGTTTTAAGTGATGGATTCAGGTTCGGAGACAATGGGACACCTTTTGGAGTCAAGGTCCAATCATGAGCAAGATCGAAGTTGGGCAAAAAGTCCTGGTCGAATGCGAGGTGCTTGAGGTTCACTTTGGAACGTCGGCACGGATAAAGACCAATTGCGGATCGTCAATGTGGGTTGCGACAAGCGGATGCCGAATTGTCGAATCGGAACCCATCGAGCCGAAAGCGAATGCAAAGCCCTCAATCCTCGATCGACCCTACGCCTTCGCGCGTCAGTGGTACGACGCTGAGGGGATCCATCGAAGTTTTACCAGACCGGAAGTGTATCGCCAGCTCGGAGACAGTAACCCAGTCCCGACCGATGTTTACAGCCGAGAGTTTGCGGTGTGGATGGCCGAAGAGTACGCGCTTGCAATGACCAAAGGTGCTCAGATTGCCAAGCAGGAAATGGAAGGCTTGCAGGCGACGGATCAAGCTAGGATCAAAGCCATTGCAAAAGAGATAGCCGCAGAAATCATGAAGACCGAAGTTCAATCCCTGAGGTCGGTGGCGTTGTAATCTCGGACTGTTTTGTTTTGAATCGTGGATTATCTCAAGGGGGTAAAGTAGCATGGTAATCAAGGGTTTCAACGTTCCTGGGACGCCGAGCGGTTGGTTGGCAATTGCGTTTAGGAAGCCAGCTAGGTACGAATGGATCATCGACGGCACTGGCAAGCCTATGCAATGGAACTGGGATTATACTACCCAATGGTTTGTGATCATCCGCAAGATCGACCTAAACGAACAAGAGCTCGAAGCCGAGTATCGAGACTGCCAGTGCGGAGCCGTCTGGTTTGAGCGTCTG